CAACAGTGATGAGATCACAGAAGGGTCTACAAATTTATATTTCACAGATGCAAGGGCGGATGCAAGAATAACGGCGGCGTTAATAGATGAAGACGACATGGCGACCAACAGTGCAACTAGATTGCCCAGTCAACAGAGTGTCAAGGCATACGTGGACGCAAATGGCGGAGGCAGTGCGATCACCGTGCAGGACGAGGGCGGTGCATTGGCAACAGCGGCCACAACAATCAACTTCGTTGGTTCAGGCGTGGTGGCATCAGGCACAGGAGCAACTAAAACAATCACAATCGCGGGTGGATCAGCAAGTACAGGAGACATAACATTCTCTGGTAACGAATTATCAACGGGATCATCAAACGCGGATCTAGAACTTACTGCCAACGGCACGGGTGGTATAATGATACAACCACGTGGTGGCATAGCAGATCAACAAGGAAGTTTATTTGAAGATGCATCAACATCACTGTCAAGAGGTGCGGGACTTCCAAACATATTTGGTGTAGCGGCCGCACACCCAAACGGCACAAGAGCATACAAATACGATTCAATGTATTTCAAACTGACTGGCAGTGACACGTCATCAAGCAACGCAAGATACAGACACACCAACAACCTAACAGTTGACTACAACGGCCTGGATTCAACGAACACTGGCTCAAGCAGAGGTGCCAGGATGACTCGTGACATAACAACCACCAACTCATCTTCACATGGAGTCACCGTTGGAAATCACGGTGGTTTCGCAGTATGGTCACAAATAGGTGACGACGAAGGTGGTAATAGTAAAGGTGATGTAGCGGCCACAAATATGGTTGGATTGTCAGTGCAGTCTGCACTTGTGACTGCCAGCGGACAGACAGTTTCCGCAAGCAACTTAACAGGAATTCGCAACAATATCACCGCTTATGGTCAAGGAACGGAAACCATAGGCAATGTCACTGCATTTGATCAACAGATATACAATCAGACAGTCACAGGAAACGCCATATGTTCTAATTTGGTTTACAACAACTGCACAGTAGGTGGTGACTTCACAGGTTTAAGAATTGACTCAGTTGGCACAGGTGCAAACACCACAGGCACGGCGTTTGACGTCTACCTAACAAGTGATGACGCACAGAGTAATCTAAACAACCTTATCGTTGGCGACAATGGCAATGGCTCAGACAAGATAATCAAGACTGCTAACAGCGGCGACAACATAAAAATTCAGACTCAGGGTGCTGGTGATGTAATCATAGAACCAGGCCAGGATCAAAGTGACAGTTCTGCCAACGACACAGCATCAACGGTGTTCGCAGACAGGTTCAGACACAGAGAAGCATTCTACGATGATGGCTCACACAACGGCACACACACACCTGACATCAACAACGGCAACGTGCAGACCATTGAATTGGACGGAGACATCACTATAAACGCAATCAGCAACATAGCGAGGGGTCATTCAATAACATTGATCCTGGTACAGGACAGCACGGGTGGAAGGAGCCTGACGTCAACCATGAAATTCGCGGGAGCGGTCAAGACACTGTCACCAGCGGCTGGCGCCATAGACGTGTTGTCAATATTCTACACAGGATCAACATACCTGGCATCACTATCAAACAACTTCAGTTAGGAGCAAGATGACAATAGGAGCATTTAGACTTAACGGCCTAGGCAAGAAATTGGGAGACACTGGTGACGTGTTCAGGAGACACGGCAGTTTTGAAACTATATTAGCAAATACACACACCTTTGGATACAAGAACGCAGAGTTCCTAGGACTAGGGGCCAACGCAAGTGGCAATCCAAGTGCCTACATAGGTGCTGTACTGATAGGCAACAACGGTCAAGCCAATTTACACGTCAGACACTACAGGACAGTGACTGATGGATCAGGAGGAACCAATCCAAGCGGAGGCCACGGGTTTGGATACGAACTTGACAGCAATGATGCGTCAGACGACATCAACATAGCCACTAGGTGGTCAGGTGCGGGATACAAGACCACACCAACTATAGATGCACTCAATGATCACATGGAAGTGGCGGTGCTTTACAATGATGGCACGGACACAAATAAAAATTTAAAATTGGAAAACGTGACCTTCCAGAACACTGATGGAGGGTTCAACAATTTCCAACAAGGTCAACTGCAAGGAACAATCACACCACACGCTGACAACGGCGTTGGACACGCGGTGATGGCCACGACCACATCAGATGATGGTTCCACAGACGGCAGGGTGGCAATCCTGTCACACACCAATTCAAACAGCAACAATGACCACACGCAGGGCATATACGGAAATATGTTCGCGGGAACTTCAACGCCAACTGAACTGGCCACGACCACCAGCACACTGTATGGACACAAAGCCAAACTACGTATGGTTGGACTGCCTGATGGAGGATGTGATTTCAGGGGAGCGGTGATGGCGGGAGGCAGTGATCCAAAAGCACATTTCTTCAGTTATAATGGCACCACTAGGACCACATCAGCAACGACGGCGGTCAGCAAGACAGATGACGCTGACTCTGTGCCAATGTTGGCGGCACTGAGCGATTCAAAGATAGTGTATGGTGTGTATTCAAACGCCACAAACAAACTGTATCTGAAAGCGGCCACACAGACTTGGGGATCCAACTGTGCCACTGGTTCAACCGCAGTTGGTTCAGAGATTGAGATTGACGCACACGACGGAGCAAACATAATTCACGGTTTCACGGACAACACTTTCTACGTGGTATACTTTGACAACAGCGAGACATTGAAAGTGAACATTGACACCTACGAGGTTGATGGCAACACCATTGAACAGGTGGGCAATGGCTTCAGTTATGAGGCTGGTTCAGGAAGTATCACACGTTATAATGACATTTCATTGGTGTCGTGGCAACACCCTTCCTATGGCAAACACCTTGACATATTATACGGCACGGGTTCAAATGGCATCGCGATGTTAAAGTACGTGAAGGTAGATTAAGTTAAATAACACTAAAGGAGACGAACACAATGGCAACTTGGCCCTCAGGAACAAAAGCAGGAACAACACACCTAGACGCAGGTACAGATTCACCCAGGCTGGCCAGACCAGACATCAAGCAGAATGTTGACAACGTCAATGCGATCATTGATATGTTCAACATTGATTCTCCTTCATCAAACCAGATTTTAAAATACAATTCAAGCAACGCAAGGTTTGAACTTGGCACAGACAGCACGGGCACAGCCGCGGCGGCCACGACTTTCGTTGGTGATGATTCAACGGGCACGGCAGTGAACCAAGGTGAATCATTCAAGATAGCGGGTGGAACCAACATCACAACAGCGGTGTCAGGTGACACACTAACGATCACAGGTGCAACGATTCCAACCAACAACAATCAACTTTCAAACGGTTCAGCATTCATAACAGCATCAAGTTCAGACACACTGACCAACAAGTCAGGTGCAGTATCCATGTTCACAAACGACGCAGGTTATCTCACAAGCACAGGCGACATAACATTCACAGGTTCAACTATCACATCACCTTCAAACGCAGACATAACACTAGATCCTGCAGGCACAGGTGTGATCAACAACAACGCAACTGTTAGATTCAATGTTGGCTACAAGGAAGACATAAACGCACTTACAAGTTCAACAGGTATCACAGTTGATGCCGCGGTGGCGAGTGTACACACAGTGACACTGGCACACAGCACAACTTTCACTATTTCAAATCTACCAACAGGTGGCACAGTCACAATAATCATCACACAGGATAGCACAGGTTCAAGAACAGGTGCATTCACTTCTACCAAATTCGCAGGAGGCACACCAACACTTTCAACTGCGGCGGCTTCCATAGATGTGGTTTCAATATTCAATGATGGCACCAACAAGATAGCCAACATAGCCAAAGCATTCGCGGCGTAGGAGAACTATGCCAATAGGATTCGCCAATCACATACTAGCACAGGGCACAACGTCAACCACGAACAGTTTTCTAGGGTGGGATGGTAGCAATGACAACACATTCACAAGGAATGCGGCAGTCAATCACTTCATAGGATTCGCACCATTCAACGACGAGTATGGTGTGATGGTTTCTTGTAAAAGCGACGGTGGAAATAATAATATTGCTGATCAAATTCAATATGACGTGATGCGGAACAACTCTGGCACACTGTCAATCACCAGCCAGGGCAACATAATCATAAGTGATGTTGGCACCAGCAGTTATCAGGCCAGTTCAAAATACGGATTGGTGGCACCCTTACAGAACGGCAAGGTATTGTATGATGGCAGAGACAACAACAGCAACGTGTATCATATATTCAGCATTTCAGGTTCAACGGTTTCACACACAACTGGAGGCACTGCCAACAGGACAGAGCACAACACACCAATATTCGTGTCAAGGACGTCAGACAGCACAGGCTACAACAACATCCAATCGCAAAAACTTGGAGAGACCATTGAAACATCAGGTCATCATTTTGAACAGACACCAACGGTGTCAACAGAGAGTTCCACCAACACCAGTCTTTTCTATGGCAGTAGACACGGCGTGCCAGGATTCGTTGACAACGATACACCTTTCTTTTTAAACGATCGTTTTGGTCAGGCGGCAAAACTGGAACCATACAAGTTTGACCTAAGCACGGCAGGTGCCCAGGCAGTCACACTGTTTTCAGGTTCGCCAACCAACAGCACAACCATGGCACAGTTTGACACAGCCAACAGCACCAACTTTAGTTCTAATTCTTACGAAATTGATTCTTATGCCACACCACCATACAACTCTGTTGGTTTCAACGACATAGCCATATTCATCAGGAGAGAAGGTGGCGGGTCCGCAAACAAATTAATGATGGAGTCCTACAAAGCAGGCGATTCAAGCGTGGAGAGGTCAAACATTGTGACCGTGTCAAACTTCAGCACAGGCGGTGACACATCAGGAACTTGTTGTTTCCTTGGAGCAACCAATGACGTGTTCTTGTTCGCTGGTTATGATCCTGGCAACACAAGGATCATAGTGTTGAAATTTGTGCATTCCACAAACACGCTGTCAGAGGTGTTGAATTTTTCAGAGTCCTTGAGCAGTAATGAAGAAGTTAGACTACACAGGTGGGGCACTTCAGGTGCGATCCTGACTTATGGCACAACCAAGATGAGATTGATACAGGCATAGCAACTAAATATCATTGTAATATTACAAAGGAGAAAACAATTATGTCAGCGGCTTCAAACTACTTAGAAGACAAACTACTAGACCATACTCTGAACTTTGGCAACGGATCATTGACTGCTAACTCAGGTGCAGGATACACGCCACCAGCAACGGTGTACGTGGCACTTTTCGCAGATTCAGGTTCAGCGGCATCTGCCGCACTAGAGAGCGGAACAAATTCAACATCAGGCACAGGCAACTGGGGATTCTATGAAGTGAAAACTTCAGGAAGTACAAACTATGCGAGACAATCAATCTCGTTTGGTGCGGCAGGATCATCAGGAGGAAACGCAGTAGGCACAATCAAAACAGACGGAACAGTAAGTTTCCCTGTAGCGGGTGCAGATTACGAGACCAATGGTACTACAGGAAATGTTATCACACACATAGCAATCCTTGACGCAAGTACATCTGGGAACGTGTTGTTTTATGGTGCACTAACAACTTCTAAGACGGTTTCCAATGGAGACCAATTTACAATATCATCTGGTAACCTTTCTATATCGTTAGCATAAGGAGTGATCCTTGAGCACGATCAAGCAAGAAGTATTTCAGGAGACAGGGACCTATGAGGTCAATGCTCCAGCGGACTGGCCCATCAATTACAACACCATGGATGCCACGGTGTATCCACAGACCACTGTAAGCACAAATTCAGCATACAGATCTAATCTACAGAACAACTACTTCCTAACAGACTACCAAGATAGACAAGTTGGAAGTACAGTTGGATCTGAAGATAGAACAGATTGGTCAGTGGAGGCCGCCAACCAAGGTTCACAAGGTGGTCCAACACCCCACCATCCTTTCACAAGGATCCCAGCGAATTCTACAATCTTCACTGCTGGATCACCAGCGGCATATGACACATCATCCAAACTCACACTCAACATAGGATACCACGCACAGGACCTACGTAAGGCAGGACCTAACAATCTTGGTGCTGACAGGTGTGTGGTAAGGATCACAGGAAAATACAGCCTTGGTATATTGGTCAGTCCATTTAAGAGGGCCGCTAGTAATCTCACAACTTCAAGTTCGCAATTTAGATATTGGTACAACAACGGTATTGGCACACAGGTGCAAGGTACACCTGTGAATTTTAGTTTCAGTCCCAATGACCAAGCACATCTTAAACCAGGTGACCCATCAAACTCACTTGTGAAATCTGCTACCACTCCATTTGAGATGACCGCAGACCAATGGTCAAACACAATAGAACCTGTTGCCACAGGTGACATAGCAGTCAACACCATACAGGCAGGATCTGCAACAAGCCACGGTGACATAAAACAGACAGACAACTTAGAATTCATAATTGAGATTGAGAACACAACACCAATACATAATAGTCAAGTTATTGGCGGCGTACCTGGCTACAAGAACGAGTATTTCGTGATACCATACACAAATGGTACACCAAACCTGTATTACGAACAAAGGGATGGACAGAACTACACCAACCACATCTACTACAGGGGCACATACACACTTGGATGGGAAGGCAACCTACACACCATTGATGACCTAAACGGTGACAGTGTGGTGTTCACGACACCTACCACGACTATGGTGGCGGCGGCGTTCACTAAAGTGTCCATGGAACCACTTACGGTATCTTCAGCGGCTTCTATCATTGATGGCTCAGCCTTAAGAAGATTTGCTTCAGCAACTGCTACCACTCAATCAACGATGAGTGTGTCAGCGAAATCTACAAAATTTATCACAGAGGCCTACACAACCGCTGTGACCTTAGATGCAACCACTGAGAACTTTGTCAACATGGGCACATTGGCATTGGCAGGATCAAGCACAGTGTCAGCGACAGGACTGTTCAAACCAGGCGGTCTGTCAAGCATGGCCACAGCATCTACATTCAGCATATCACAGCCAACATTGATATTGGACATCACCACTGATTACAGTTGGAACACGTTCAACCTAAACACATATTTCCAATCAGGATTCATTGCAGATGATTTCGTGTCACTGCAAGGTGAGTACAACTGGAACTACCTGCAATCAGAGACGTGGGACAATTGGAAAACATCATCGTGGATTGGAAATGAATCCAGTTGGGACAACTGGCCAGATGACGTGTGGGAGAGATTGTTCAAGATTGGCACAGCAGGTACATTAGAATTAACACCATTATTGAAACTTGGAGACACTGTACAGTACAACGGTGGATTCACATTGGTAGAGGATGTTGCCTTCAACCAGACTGGTGAAGCAGACCTAACCACAGCCTTCACGATGGATGTGACGGCGTCTGGCATCATTTCAATCAACGCACAAGAATTCACATCTGGATTCACACCATCTCTGACTGCCAACATAGCATACAGTTTAAGTGACACACCTGTTGTAATAACAGGCGCATTCACACCAACATTGACGGCGAGCGCCATAACTGACATATTCTCAGATATTGATGTTGCGGCCACTCTATCAATCACGCCAACTTTCAAACCTACAGGTTTTGCAACGATCACTACCGCTACAGAATTTGATCTTTCTCCAACATTTAAGCCTGCAGGTTTGGCGGCGTTGACAGCATCAGCAGGCACACTAACAGTGGCAAGGATGTTCTTTCAAACAGATCCTTACAACATTTTCAAAGTCTTACAGGAAAAACGTGTTGTAGTAGTACCTGAGGAAAATAGACAAACATTGATAATGTCTGAAAATAGAGTAAATATCGTTAGTGCAGAGACTAGGTCGCATTTAGTACCACAAGAAACAAGGAGTATAAAATTGAGAATACCACCTATCACAAATAGATTTACAAGTCCTAGAATAAGGAGCGAACAATAATGGCAAACCTAACAGGATTCAAAAAAGACAACGACGGCCTATTCATATCAAAAGATCCAGAATCAAACATACAGTTTGGTCTTGATTTCACAGATTACCTGAACTCAGGAGATAGCATAACAGGCACACCAACAGTGACCATAACATCACCAACAGGTGACGCAGATCCTTTGGTACACCCAACCAACCCATCCACAGACATATTGGTCACGGCGGGCAAGTTGGTCAACATCAGATTACAGGGTGGCACCTCTGGCAACATCTACAACATACGTTGCAAGATAGTGACGACACAGGGCGACACTGACGCAAGACATTTCAGGATCATATGTGAGGACAAATCATTATAATGGACGCACAAAAGAAATCATACAAATTAGATCACGATTTAATTTTTAAATTGGCATCAATGCACTGCACATACGAAGAGATTGCAGACTGCGTGGGCACATCAGTTTCAACACTGCAGAAGAGATTCAAGAACCTCATAGAGAAGGGCAAGGCAGAAGGTAAGAAAAGTCTAAGAAGAGCACAGTTTGAAAAAGCATTGGCAGGTGACGCAAGGATGCTTATGTTCCTTGGTAAGAACTGGTTGGGACAACAAGACTCACCAACTGACGAAGAGTCAACACAGCCATTACCTTGGGAAGACAAATAACCCTACATAATTAATAGTATGAAACTATCAACACCGCAACGCAAGGTAGCGGATGATCAAGCACGATTCAGGGTCTTGGTCACTGGCAGAAGATTTGGTAAGACTACTTTGGCAATCAGAGAACTTTGTTATTACGCAAGGATACCTGAAAAATTGGTATGGATGATCTGCCCATCATACAGACAGGCGAAACAAATAGCATGGGTCAAACTCAAAAACATATTGAAAGATCTTAAATGGGTCAGGAAGATCAACGAGGCTGAACTTACCATTGAACTTAAAAATGGTTCAAGGATATGCCTCAGGGGTGCTGACAACAAGGATTCTTTGAGGGGTGTTGGTATTGACTTCATGGTACTGGATGAATGTGCAGACATTGATGAAAGTGCATGGACTGAGGTACTGAGACCAACACTGTCAGACACCAAAGGCTCAGCAGTGTTCTGTGGTACACCCAAAGGTATGAACTGGTTCCACGACCTGTACCAGAGGGGACAAGATCCCAGTGAACAGGAATGGAGCAGTTATCAATTCACAACACTTGATGGTGGCTTCGTAGAAGCAACAGAACTTGAACAGGCCAAGAAGGACCTTGACGTCAAGACTTTCAGACAGGAATACCAAGCAACCTGGGAGACATATTCAGGCATAATTTATTACGGTTTTTCAATGAGTGAGAACATCAAACACTTCGTTGAACCACTTGACAACAACATACTACACATTGGCATGGACTTCAACCTTGACCCCATGAGTGCCGTGGTGACCTACATAGATAAAGGCGTAGTTTATATCAAGGACGAGATACAGATATGGAGTTCAAACACAGACGAGATGTGTGCTGAAATACACCGCAGGTATCCAGGCAAGAAGATATTCGTGTACCCAGATCCAGCCGCAAGACAGAGAAAGACATCCGCTGGTGGTAGGACAGACTTGAGCATATTAATGAACGCAGGATTTATTTGCAAAGTGCCGCCTAGACATATGGCGGTCAGGGACAGGATAAATTCTGTCAATGCCAAACTCTGTTCCGCTAACAACCAGCGACAGGTATTCTTTCATCCTAAAGTTAAGAATTGTGTAAATAGCATAAGCAAGAATGTTTTCAAAGAGGGGACGATGTTGCCAGACAAGACGCAAGGATATGACCATATGAATGACGCACTAGGATACCTTATTTCATTTTTATATCCAATTAAGACAGCATACGAAACGTCAGAACCCCAAAGGTTTACGGTCAAAACAGGAGTAATGAGATAATGGCACAAGACATATACGGTTTAACAGGCACAGCATTTACAGACGCCACAGGCAACAGCATTCAACTACCAGTCCATCAGGACTACGACACATACATCAATCATTGGAAATTCCTAAAGAGAAGTTATCTTGGAGGTGCTGAATACAAGAGGGGACAATACCTCAAGAAGTATCAGTACGAGAACGAGGGCGAATACCTAACAAGATTATCACACGCGGCTGAAGACAATCATTGCCGTTCAATCATTCACACATACAACGCATTCTTATACAGACAACAACCCAAGAGGGATTTTGGTCTGTTAGAAAACTCACCAGAGATAGAGCAGTTCTTGAAAGACGCTGACCTTGAAGGACAGAGTTGGGAGGCGTTCATGAGAGACGTCAATGTACAGAGTTCAATATATGGACACTGTTTGGTATTGGTTGACAGACCAGAGACTGTGGTTGGTACACGTGCAGACGAACTAGCACAAGGCATCAGACCCTTCTGTCAAATATACACTCCTGAGAACATACTGAATTGGAAGTTCATCAGACAACCAAATGGACATTACGAGATAGCAGAATTGATGTTGATAGAGCAGGATGAAAGACCTTACCAGAGGCAGGGAGAATTCTACATACGTAGATGGACTCCAGAGGCCATTGAATTATATTCTTACACAAGTGACGATGTCAAGGAACCAATGAAGCAGATAGAATCAAGACCAAACAACCTTGGAAAGGTACCAGCAGTATGGTGTTATGCCAACAAAGGACCAATCAGAGGCATTGGTGTTTCAGACATATCAGGTGTTGCACAGAGTCAGAGATTTTTAGCCAACCTATACAGCGAGGCAGAACAATTAGTGAGTCTGACAAATCACCCTTCACTGGTCAAAACAAGATCAGTTTCAGCACAGGCAGGAGCAGGTGCGGTGATTGATATGCCAGAAGAACTAGATCCAAATTTAAAACCATACCTACTACAACCCAATGGTGGCAATCTTGAAGCCATACTTAAAACCATGGACGAGACTGTGAAGTCAATTGACAGGATGGCACACATGGGTTCTATCAGAGCGATAGAGACAAGACAGATGTCAGGTGTGGCGATGCAATCAGAGTTCCTTATGTTGGATGCCAAACTTTGTGAGAAAGCAAAGAACCTGGAGAATGCAGAAGAACAAATTTTTAGATTATTCAGTCTATGGCAAGGTGACGCCTGGGACGGAGAAATCAAATACCCCATGGCTTTCCATATCAGAGACAAGAACCTTGACATGGACATCATAAACAAAGCCGCGAGTGCCCAAAGAGATTCAGCCGCCGCGACTCCAAGTGTAAAAGCAATAATTGATCAGAAGACAGTAGAGATATTGGCGAGAGACGAAGATGAATTAGAAGAAATGCAAAATCAGGTGGCGGACGATGGCCAACACGATGCAATGACCAATCCTGCAGGTATGGTAGCACATATGAGAGAGATGATCAAAGAGGGATTGAGCAACGAAGACATCTTAAACCTTCATCCTGAGATAGCAAGATTTTTTGGAGGAACAGATGGCGGAGTACCAGGGCAGGAAGATAACACTTAATAAACCATTCAGGACACCAGGCAAGTCAAAGAAGTTTGGTGTGTACGTGACCAACAAGTCAACAGGTCGTGTGCAGATAGTTAGATTTGGTGATCCCAGTATGCGGATCAAGAAAAACATACCAGCAAGGAAGAAAAGTTTCATGGCACGATTTGGTGGCATACTAGCAAAGGTGCGAGGACAGAAATCTCTGAGTCCTGCGTATTGGAGCATCAAGGCGTGGCGTTAGGAGACACATGAAATTTGACAAAGGTGCCACAACATTTGATCTACAGGACACGGAGTTCCATGACAAGTACGAACTGTTTGAACAGATAAAACAATCACACCTTCATAGTCCTTACAGACAAGAACGCGACATGGCAACCATGTATCAGCAGATGGCTGACAGCATAAACGGACATTATAAATTATGATAAGGAAACTATACAGATTACCAGAGGAGACAGCCAGGCACAGACAGATGAAACAACTGTGTCTTGACTATTTCACTCACTATGACAAATTGATGAAGCATCCAAGCAAGACCAATGCCACCAGGGCCAGGAAGGCCTGTGTGTTGTTGAAGCAGGTGGCACACGCCAGAGGCATTGAACTACTTGACCTGTATGCTCCTTCAAGAAACGAGGGAAGACAAGAAAAGTTTCCAACCAAACATAGAAAAGAGGAGGATCACAATGGACAAGAAAAAGAAGAAGAAAAAAGGATCTAAGTCTGGCAGAAGAAAGCCAAGTGGCAGACGTAGGTAGAGACATTGAGAAGTGGATTGGACAGGTTGTTGCTAAGAAGCATAAGGCGAGTGGAGCGACAATCTGTCCGTTTGCAAAAAAAACTCTTGAAGATAGAAAAATACAGATCACAATGGCAAAGGAGGATGTGCTATCTCAGATTGGTACTTGTTGTGATCTTTTTAACAGTCTCAATCTGGACATTGTCATCCTATATTTCAATAGGGAAATAACAGAACGTAAATTATCAAACCTTTGCAAGAAGGCACACAAGAACAATCCCAACAGCGCCATAATGTACGACCATCCTGACAATGACGGACTACATAAAGGTGTATCATTCAGTTATGGCAAATTGCCTCTGATAATGATACAGGATATGGCAAAACTGAAACAAGCACAGAAATATCTTAAGAAGTCTGGGTACTATGAAAAATGGGACATAGACTGTTTTGAGCAGTTTTACTAATAAATATCAACATAGTGGTATATCCTGCCACGTATAACAAAAGGAGGACTACGATGAGTCAAGATCAAACATCGCAAGACGTTCAAACAGCCACTGGGGCCAATGAACCAGTCTCTAACAACACGATCCAGGACACAGCGGATAATCAACCCGCGAAAGTTTATACACAGGCAGACCTTGATGCTGTGGCGGCTGAAGTAAGAAGAAAGTCAGAAGCCAAACTATCAAAGAAGTTTGAAGGTATAGACGTTGAGAAATACCAAACTTTTATGCAGAAGGAAGAAGAGCAAAAAATTTCCCAAGCACAAGAGAAGTCAGAGTTTGAGAAACTGTTGAAGGAGAACGCAGAGAAGTTCAACAACAAGATTTCAACACTAACTTCTGAACTGACAAAGATCAAGGTGGATGGTGCACTTATAAATGCCGCATCAACCAAGAAGGCGATCAATCCAGATCAAGTCGCAAGGCTGGTCAGAGAGAACGTCAGGATGTCAGAAGCAGGAGAGGTTGAAGTGGTTGATCCAAAGACAGGACAAACAAGATACACTGACAATGGTGATCCTCTGAACATAGACGGGTTGGTAGGAGAATTCTTACAATCAAACCCACACTTCGTTCAAGCAGGACAACCAGGTGGTGGATCAAAATCAAACACTGGCACAGAAGGTGTTCCTCAAGTTGATGTTAATAGTCTGGATATGAACAATCCAGAACACAGAAAAAAATATGCTGAGTGGCGTAAGTCACAAGGTACATTTTAATTAACAACAAACAAAGGAGATTAGCAAAATGGCTAATACAACTACAACAAGTTTGAATGATCTGATTGCACCCATCGTGCAAGAAGCGATGTTCGTTGCATCAGAGACTTCAATCATGCCAGGACTTGTGAAAAATTTCACAGTACCAGCAAACGCGGGTAAGGTATTACAAGTACCACTTTACCCAACACAAACTATCGCAACAGACGTTGGTGAAGCAGGTGACATAGGTGAAACAACTGTGTCAACAGGTGTTGCCAACATCACACTTACTGAAGCAGGTATAATGGCGAAGGTGACTGATATGGCAAGAAATCACTCAACTTCAAATGTTATCGCAGACTTAGGTAAGTTATTTGGTGAAGCGATTGCTAAAAGACACGACAGAGCACTAACAGGCTTGTTTGAAGACTTCACTACAGAAGTTGGAGCAACAGGTACTGAATTAGAGACTGTTGATCTTTTCAAAGCATACGCAACTTTAAAGGAAGCAGGAGTTCCTGGTCCTTACTATGGCGTGTTCTCACCAAAAGCGATCTTTAACATCAAGAAAACTATTACTAACACTTTCGTTAATCCTAACGCATCAACGGTTGTTAACCAAGCGATGTCTGAAGGTTACATTGGTAGAATAGCAGGTATTGATATTTTTGAAACATCAAATGTTGTGAACGATTCAGTGAACAACTCAGTGAACGCGATCTTTAGCAGAGATGCTTTAGGTGTAGCGGTTGCTCAAAATATCAACATTGAGACTCAAAGAGACGCTTCATTAAGAGCACAAGAAGTAGTAGCATCTACAAGATACGGTGTGTCTATACTTCACAACTCTTATGGCTTGAAATTGACAGGAGACAATCAACTTTAATAGTTGATCCTCACTCAGTTATAATTGGGGCCAGTGGCAACATTGGCCCCTTTTTTTACGACTATGATTGTTTGGTTCAATGGCTTATCACAGAGACAACTGATTGACGTACCCAAGCGAGGTCTGGAGATTGGTTGCAACTACATCAGGAGTCTAAGACCTGTTGATTTTGTGGTGGCCTATGATGCACGTGTGATCAACAAGATTGAACGTGAACAGGATGTGGTCTACTACACAAGGGAGACCAACCATAGTCCAGGGATTTGGCACAGGGTTGGTGAGGGGGATATGAACGGCCTCAACAGTGGTTGCCTTGCGGTGCTGTTAGCAACCAAACTCACACACAAACCAATATACATCATAGGTTGCGACTGGGGATTGAACCTAAAGACAGTTTTTGATTACGGCAAGGGTGAACAACGCAAGTACAACAACCAACAGAAAAAATTTATTAAACAATTGGCACGAGACAATGAAATAGTAGTGGTTAATGATCACAAGGTTGATGTGCCTGTGGAGATAATCTCATCTGCGGAGTTCCGCAATAAATACTAACACAAGGAAGGACCTTGTAGAAACTAAAAGAAGGACTTTTAACAATGGCGCAATTCGCAACAGATACAGACCTATTAGAGTATGTTCCAGACATCAAGAAATACGGCATACAGGAATGGTCAGCACAGCACGAGAAAACTTACGACGACATAATCAGACTACTGAATATAAAATGGTGGCCTACAACTGGATTTTCAAGATATGATATATCAGTGCTTGGAGGTAGCGATAAACTATCACCCAGCAGATTGAATTCAAGCCAGTTCACGAGAGCCGCAGTCTATCACACTCTTGCCTATTACATCTATCCTAAACTTTCAACATTTGAACCTGATGGTGATTCATTCAGAGAACAGATGGGTTTTTACAAAGCCAAATTTGAAGAGGAACTAGATTTAATATTGAAAGACGGTGTCCACTATGACATTGACTCTTCAGGCACATTCACGGACAGTGAGAAACAAGCATTTTATAAAGGTAGATTGATTAGATAATGTCAGCAAGAGAAGATATAGCAAAAAACATAGTAGAACAGTTAGAGAACATGACTGATCCAGCACCAGGCTTGGTGTCAAGGGTGTTCTTTGATGTACAGAAACTAGCGATAACACAATTCCCAGCCATACTGGTTGTGACCAACAACGAGGCAAGGACAGATGTCAGCATGACTGCCAGGGAAGGTATCATCCAATATGAATTGAGATGTTATGTCAGGGGCACGGAAGTTGACACACTACGGAATGAAATCATAGAAAGAATTGAAGAAACAATGGAGGTATCCAGAGACAGAGATATCACAATCAACACAGCAAATATTCACAATGTCAAAACACAGATATCAAACATAGACGTCGTTGAGAGGGAACTACCTCTTGGTGAGGTGGTTGTCACTGTGGATGTCAAATATCAATACAAAAAAGGAGTCTTATAATGCCAATAGAAATGTATAAAGGACAAGATTCAGAGATTGTTGAGGCCAAGCAAGTGCCACAACATCTGGATGACGGATGGACCTTTACCCCGTCAAACACTGCCAAAGGACGTAAAGATAAGATCAAAGCGGACGCGGTGGTCAACAACAAACAAGATCTTGATGGTCCAAAAGATCTAACAACAAAGGAGAAATAAGATGGCAACAAATTCAGCATCTTATGATGGACAAGCAGGCGTACTGAAGATTGGTTCTAATGCAGTGGCAGAAGTTAGATCTTTTACCATTGACCAAGAAACAGCGACAGTTGAAAAAACTAAAATGGGAGACACGTCAAGATCGTATCTACCAAGTTTAGCACAATTCAGCGGAACTATGTCTGTGTTCCATAGAGACGACGACACGGCCCACAATGCGATATTCGCGGCGGCACAAGGCGGTGATCCAGTCACTATAGAACTGTTCCCATCAGGCGAAACAACAGGTATCAAATTAAACGGCACAGTTTTAATCACAGGTGATTCAATCTCGTCTAATTTTGATAGTATGGTAGAGAGAGAAATCTCTTTCCAAGGAAGTGGTGGACTTACAAAAACTAATTTATAATTTTTTATGAAGATTAGTATAAGAGTATCACCTCAAGCAAATAGAGTTATCTCTGGTCTTAAAACGGATTTGGCCAAGAAGGTACGCTCAATATCCAACGATCTCTTCACATCATTGAAGAAGTTCACACCAGTACGTTCTGGTCGTGCTAGGAATGCCTGGCGTAAGCAAGATGGTAGATTTAAATTTACTATCAGGAACAATGTTCCTTACATAGGCAGACTAGACGATGGATATTCAAACCAATCACCTAAGGGTATGACACGACCAGCCGTTAGGGAGGTTGCTAACAAGTATAGGAGAAAACGATAATGTCAGCGACAGACAAGATAAAACAACACTACCAGACAGCGATTGGTGGTGCGATGCAAAAAATAAAAGTTGAAGAATGGGATATGGAGATCTATGCAAGACACACATACTCATTCAAGGATGAACAGAAGATTATACAACTACAGAGCGAAGGCAAAATAGTTGACAGTCTTGTTGAAAGTCTATTGATCAAGGCCAGAGACGCAGAAGGGAAGAGGATCTTCCATGACGCGGACAGACTGACTTTGATGAATGAAGCAGACCCTACAGTGGTTACGAGGGTAGTAGGCCAGATCAACAGTGCAGGTCCAAGGACACTTACACCAGTTGATACGGCAAAGGAATCCATTCCAACCCAGAGTTAAGACTCCTTTTGGTGTTGGCGGACAGGCTCAAGAAGAGTCTGAAAGAAGTAATGGAGTTCACTACCGTTGAACTTGAACTATGGGCAGGTTATCTTCAACTTGAAGCAAATGCTAACAAGAAGCATATGCAACAAATGAAAAGGAAGAAAAGATAATGGCTGATGCGAACATAGTCTTAAAAGCGGACAGTAGGCAGGTCCAACAGGCGACAAGAAACCTTGATTCAATGAGGGGCAGTCTTGGTGGCCTAGGAACGGCGGCCAGATTGGCGGCGGGTGCCCTAGTTGGTATAGGAATTGGCAAGTTTGGCAAGAGCGTTGTCAACGTGGGTAGACAGGTAGAGAACCTGCAGACCAGATTCAAATTCCTTTTTGGATCAGCAGAAGAAGGTGCCAAAGCATTTGACACATTGAGCAAGTTCGCTGGTACGGTACCATTCACACTAGAAGAGATAGCGGCCGCATCAGGAAACTTGGCAGTCGTTTCAAAAGACGCAGAAGCACTAGGAAAAAATTTACAACTAACGGCAAACGTGGCCGCGATATCAGGACTTGATTTCAAACTGGCTGGAGAACAGATCCA